AAAACTGAGCAAGAATTTTCTAAAATAAATACAGATGCAAAACAACTAGACTCTACCCTAAAAAATACTCCAAAGTCTACAAAAAAACTTGCTCGTGGTTTTAAAGGAATGGGAACAGCTTTAAAAGCTGCTGGTATTGGTTTAGTTGTTGCTGGATTTGCTTTGTTAAAAGAACTGTTTGAAGAAAATCAAAAAGTAGTAGATGTTTTTTCTATAGCTTTTGAAAGTTTATCATTAGCGTTTTCAGACTTTTTTAATTTTATATCAAGCAACATTGGAGCTGTTACAGGGTTTTTTAAAAAAATATTTGATGATCCTGTAGAAAGCATAAAAGCATTTGGAAAAGCAATTGTAGAAAATATAATTAATAGAATAAAAGCAACAATAGACACTTTTGGTCATTTATCTAAAGTAGTTGCTAAAGTTTTAAAAGGTGATTTTTCTGGTGCTATGGATTCTGCAAAAGATGCTGGTAATTCATTTGTAGATTCAATTACAGGTGTAGAAAACTCAGTAGAAAAAGCTACAGAAGTTATTAGTGAAGGTGTAACTGCATTAACAGAATACACTAAATCCACAGTAAAGCAAGCTACTGCAAATGTAGAACTAAAAAAAACTGCTGAACTTGCTGCTGTAGCTAATCAAGGGTTAATAGAAAAATATGATTTATTAGCAGAATCACAAAGACAGATTAGAGATGATGAAAGGAAAAGCATAGAAGATAGAAAAAAAGCCAATGATGAACTTGGTTTAATATTAGAAAAACAACAAACTGCAATGCTTGAAAATGCTAATCTTTCATTAAAAGCAGCAAGAATTGATTTAAAAAAAGACAAAGATAGTGTAGAGTTTAAAAAAGCTGAAATGGAAGCTTTGAATGAATTAGCTGCTGTTAGGGCGCAAATAGCTGGTTTTAGAAGTGAACAACAAACAAATGAAGCAGCTTTAGAAAGAGAAGCACAAGAACTTATTAAATCAAGATTAGAATCAGAAAATAATTTATCTATTGAAAGAAAAAGGTTTAATGCAGAGCAGATAAAAGATGAAAGAAAAAGGTTAGAAGCACAACAAGACATAGATGATGAAGAAGCAGAAATAGGTAGAACAAGACTAATTAATGAGATAGCACTTTACAAAGAAGGCACACAAGCTAAAGTTGATGCTGAAATAGCACTTGCAGAATTTGAAGAACAGATTTATCAGCAAAAAGTTAACAGAACTAAAGAATTATCTGCATTAAAAGTTACAGAAGAACAAAAAGCATCAGATAAAACAAAAGAAATAGCAAGGTTAGAAGCAGAGTATAAAGAAAACATACAAGCACAAACCCTTAGTGCAATATCATCTTTAATACAAGCTTTTGCAAATGCAAATGAAAAAAATGCAGAAAGAGCTTTTCAATTACAAAAAGGTTTAGCAATAGTTGAAACATTAATTAACACTTCTGTAGCTATTATGAAGGTTGCTAAAGAAACTACTGATGTTACACCTATACAAGCTTTAAGAACTGCAAATATGATAGCAATGGGAGTAGCTGGAGCTGCTCAAGTAGCAGCAATAGCGTCACAAAAATTTAATGCTTCTGGATCTTCTGGTGGTAGTGTGCCAACACCATCAGGTGCAGCAACAACTTCAACAACACAAGCACCAAGTTTTAATGTAGTAGGGCAATCAGGATTTAATCAAATTGCTGGAGCATTAGGACAACAACAACCAGTACAAGCATATGTAGTTGCTGGTGCAGTTACAACACAACAACAATTAAATAACGCAATAGTACAAAGAGCAACTTTTTAAAATAAAATACAATGGATATAATAGAATTAATATTAGATGAAGAGAATGAAGAGATGGTTGGAATAGATGCAGTTAGCATTGTAGAGAATCCAGCAATTGAATCTGACTTTATAACATTAGCAAGCGAAGAAATACAACTTGCAAAAATAGATGAAGAAAAAAAACTGCTTCTTGGTGCAGCACTTATACCAAACAAGCCAATATTTAGAAAACGTAATGAAACAACCTTTTATGTTTACTTTTCTAAAGATACAGTAAGAAGGGCAAGCGAATTATTTTTTCAAAACAGCAATCAAAACAACGCAACCTTAGAACACCAAATGAGTGTAAATGGCTTAACTGTTGTAGAATCTTGGATAGTAGAAGATACTAAAATGGACAAATCAGCAAAGTATGGTTTAGAAATGCCTGAAGGTACTTGGATGATTTCAATGAAAGTAGAAAATGATGAAATTTGGACTGATTATGTAAAAACTGGTAAAGTAAAAGGTTTTAGTATTGAAGGATATTTTGCAGATAAAGCACAAATTAAAAAACCAGATACAAAAGCAGAGATGCAAGCTATTGAAGAAGAAGAAGCTGAATATATGCTTAGTAATATTAAGGCACTAATAAAAAAAGATAAAAGAACTAAATCTGGTAAGAAGATAGAATTAGAAACTTATAACGATTATCCACAAGCAGTTAGTAATAATGCTAAACGTGGTATTGATCTAAATGAAAAAGTAAATAATAAATGCGCAACACAAGTTGGTAAAATACGTGCGCAACAATTAGCAAAAAAAGAAAACATTAGTTTACAAACTTTAAAAAGGATGTATAGCTATTTAAGTAGGGCGCAAGAATATTATGATGAAGGAGATACAAAAGCGTGTGGTACTATTAGTTATTTATTGTGGGGTGGTAAAGCTGGTTTAAGATGGAGTGAAAGCAAGTTAAAAGAACTTGGTGAAATTAATTTATCTTCTATGGTAGTTGATGAAACTTTTGCAATTATAGATGACAGGTTAGCTTATAGCACACAAGAGAAAGCTGAAGAAATGGCATTAAATATAGGTTGTAAAGGTTTTCACATTCACGAGTTTGAAGGTAAAGAATGGTATATGCCTTGTGAAGCACATACACAAATGAAAAAACCTTGTCAAGCTGGTTATGAACAATATGGTATGAAAATTAAAGATGGTAAAAAAGTGCCTAATTGTGTACCTATAAAATAAATAATATGAGAAGTAAAAAATTTAAAACACCAAGTAATACATCACCTAAAAACACTAAGCGTGGTTGCTTATGTCCTGATGGTAAAAGATACAGTAATAAATGCTGTGATGGTAGCTTACAAGCTCAAGGTATAGGTAAAGTATAAAATAAAGTTGTAAAAAAATATAACAGTTAACGTTCTCAAACGTTTATAGGTATATACTCAAATTATGAAAGCAAACGAAATACTAAACAAAATAAAAAATATTGTTGGTGAAAAAGTTGAACTTTCTGAAGAAAAAATAGAAATGGCTGAAATGACATTAGAAAACGGAACTGTATTAGTTGCAGAATCTTTTGAAGCTGGTAAATCTATATTTATTAAAACTGATGATGAGCAAATTGCTTTACCTATTGGTGAATATGAATTAGAAGAAGGCAAAATTTTAGTTGTAACTGAAGAAGGTTTAATTGACAGTATTAAAGAAGCTGCTGAAGAAGAAGTAGTTGAAGAAGAATTATCTGAAGAATCTGAAGAAGTTAAAGAAACTGAATTAGAAGAAGAAGAAAAAGAAGAAATGAACTATGTAACCAAAGAAGAGTTTACATCTGCTGTTGAAGAGATCAAAGCAATGATTGACGAAAAACTTGGTAACAAAGAAGAAATGAAGGAAGAAGTAATAGAAGAGAAAGAAGAACTTTCTGCTGTTGCTCCTGAACCTGTAAAACATAATCCTGAAGCTGAAGTTGATAATAAAGTGAATTTTCATATTGCAAGCAATAGAACACAAACAACGAAAGACAGGGTTTTTGATAAAATTTTTAACAATAATTAAATAAAATAAAATGGCGACAACAACAAGTATAACAAGTACTTACGCTGGAGAATTTGCAGGTAAATATATTTCTGCTGCTCTTTTAAGTGCTAACACAATTGATAAAGGCGGTATAGAAGTAATGCCTAATATCAAGTATAAGTCTACTATGAAAAAAGTAGCTACTGATGCAAATGTAATTAAGAACGCTTCTTGCGATTTTGATGCAACTGCTACAGTAACATTAACTGAGAGATTACTACAACCAGAAGAATTTCAAGTAAACTTACAATTTTGTAAGCAAGACTTTATTTCTGATTGGGAAGCTGCTCAAATGGGATATTCTGCATTTGATAAAATGCCACCTAAATTTTCAGATTTCATTATTGGCCACGTAGCTGGTTTAGTAGCTGAAAAAACTGAGCAAAACATTTGGGAAGGTGTTAATGCAAACGCTGGAGAATTTGATGGGTTAGTAACTTTAGCTTTGGCTGATGCTGATGTAGTAGATGTAGCATCTCACGCTGCTGTAACTGCTGCTAACGTAATTGATAAATTAGGTTCTATTGTTGATGCAGTACCTTCTGCACTTTACAATAAAGAAGATTTACACATTTACGTATCACAAAACATTGCTAGAGCTTACGTAAGAGCTTTAGGTGGTTTTGCTTCAGGTATCGGTTCAAACGGAACAAATGCACAGGGAACACAATGGTATAACGCTGGTGGACAACTATCTTTTGATGGTGTGAAAATCTTTGTTTGTAATGGATTAGCTGATGATACTGCAATGGCTGCTCAAAAATCTAACTTATACTTTGGTACTGGTTTATTAAACGATATGAACGAAGTTAAAGTATTAGATATGGCTGACTTAGATGGCTCACAAAACGTAAGAGTTGTAATGAGATATACAAGTGCTGTAAATTACGGAATAGGTTCTGATATAGTTTTATACCACGCCTAAGAATTAATTAATAACAAGGGAGCTGAAATGCTCCCTTAATTTAAATTTTAATAATATGGCTTGCGATTTAACAGCTGGTAGAAAAGTACCTTGTAAAGATGTAATTGGTGGTATTGTTAGAGCTTGGTTTGTTGACTTTGGAGACTTAGGAACTGTAACTAAAACTGCTGACGAAATTACTGATTTATCTGGTACATTTACTTGCTACCAATATGAATTAAAAGGTACTAATAGTTTGGAAACAGCTATTACATCCTCAAGAGAGAATGGAACAACATTCTTTGAAGAAACATTAACTTTAACACTACCTAAATTATCTAAAGAAGATAATAAGGAATTAAAACTTATGGCTTACGGAAGACCTCACATTGCTGTTGAGGACAGAAACGGTAACTTTATGCTTTGTGGCTTAGAACACGGAATGGAAGTTACTGGTGGTAGTATAGCTACAGGAACAGCTTTTGGAGACTTAAGTGGTTACTCACTAACATTAACTGGACAAGAATTAGAGCCAGCTAACTTTATTAGTGGTGGTACTGCTGCTGATCCTTTTGCTGGAATGAGTTCTGCAACTGTGACTGTAACTGTAGGTACGAATAGTTAAAAAATACGCGATTAAATTAATTGTGTGATTCATAATATATAGTTTGATTGGAGGGGTGGAAGTGATTAGCCACCCCTTTTTTATTTTAAAATATGCAGATAAATCCAACATTAGGGGTAAAATATATTAACTTTATACCAAGAGAGACGATAATACCAGATCCTAATATGGTTAAAACATATAAAATTGATATTAAATCAGAAGCTCAAAATAAAATTATTTTTACAGACACTAATATGGTTATTTTTGAATTAGATTATTATTATCAATATACTTTTCTTGAAGATTTTCAACAACCTACAATATTAAAAGAAAATAATTATTATACTATTACCATTACTAACACAACAGATAATACAATAATTTTTAAAGACAAAATGTATTGTTCAGATCAAACACTTTCAGACTATGAAATTTCAAACGGTGTTTATATAGAACAAAGCACAGGAGACAATCAATTTATATATTATGGATAATTTACATTTAATACAATTAGGCCAATACGAAAGGCCAACAATCACAGAAGAACGTAATAAAGATTGGGTATCAATAGGCGATAACAATGATTATTACCAAAGTTTGATTGATGCTTATATGGATAGCACAACAAACAATGCTGTAATTAACGGTGTTGTTAATCAAATTTACGGAAAAGGATTAGATGCAACTGATAGTTCTGAAAAGCCAGATCAGTATGCACAAATGAAAAGTTTAGTAAAACCACACGATTTAAGAAACGTTTGCCAAGATTTAAAGTTATTAGGTGAAGCTGCTTTTCAAATAACTTACAATGGTTCTAAAATATCAGCAATAACACA